ACTGCCGATTTCTTATACATCGATGAATTACGTGAGTGGACAGAAGAAGCCTTTACAGCTGCACTACCTGTTACACGTGCTAGGCCTAATTCAATGACTTTAATGACAAGTAACGCAGGTGATGGATTTAGCACTGTACTTAATGATCTTAAAGAGCGTTGTTTATCATACCCACCAGATAGTTTAGGTTATTACGAATGGTCAGCACCACAGCACTGCAAGATACATGATCGTAAAGCTTGGGCATTAGCGAATCCAGCATTAGGGCATTTAATATCCGAAGAAACCTTAGAAGAATCAGTCAATACAAATAGTGTTGAAGCTACACGTACTGAGATGTTATGCCAGTGGATAGATAGCGCTGTAAGCCCATGGGTATATGGATCTATTGAGGCATGTAGTGATAGCACATTAGAAATCCCTGTCGGGCCGATGACTATAATGGCCTTTGATATTGCACCTACTAGAAGATCAGGTGCTCTAGTTATGGGTCAATTAAAAGATGGCAAGATAGCAGTGGGTCTAGCCCAGTTATGGCAAAGTGAGGTAGCTGTAGATGAAGTTAAGATGGCTAGTGATATTAATGAGTGGGCAAAAAAGTATCACCCACACAAAATACTGTTTGACAAGTACGCCACACAAACTTTAGCCACTAAATTAGAACAAAGTGGTTGGCGCATAGAGGATTGCAGTGGCCAGGCTTTCTACCAGGCATGTTCAGACTTATCAGATGCTCTGGCTAACGTTAGATTAGTACATAGTGGGCAAGCGGACTTAGTACAGCACCTTAATAACTGTGCAGCTAAGACGAATGATGCTGGCTGGCGTATAATACGTAGAAAATCGGCTGGCGATGTTACAGCTGCTATAAGCCTTGCTATGGTCGTAAGTCAATTAACTAGACCGCAACAAACTGCACAAATATTTGTCTAACTTGCACCATTAGTCCGATTTATGGTATAAAGTATACCTATGGGTCTATTGTCTGCTTTGGGTATAAATAAAAAAACTGAAACTGTCCAAGCGCAATACGCCCCTGCAATTATGGACACAGCCTATGGCTATGGTTCATTTACAACTGGTGTTGGTAATTTCCCAGGTGGATTAGATAGAAATTTTGCTATGCAAGTACCTGCCGTTTCACGTTGCAGAAATCTTATAGCTGGTGTAGTTTCATACTTGCCATTGAAGCTTTACAAAAAGTCAAATGGTGAGGAGTTGGGGAACCCTCTTTGGATAGATCAACCAGACTATCGGCAACCAAGATCCGTCACCATATCATGGACTGTCGATAGTCTTTTATTTTATGGTGTTGCATATTGGCGAGTAACAGAATTATATGCAGATGATTTAAGGCCATCACGATTTGAGTGGGTTGCTAACAATAGGGTTACATTTACAACAAATAAGTTTGGCACAGAAGTAGAAGAATATTTTATTGATGGTGTTAGAGCACCTATGGCTGGTGTTGGATCTTTAATTACATTTCAAGGCTTAACACAAGGTGTATTAACTACAGCTGCACGTACAATACAAAGCGCATTAGATATTGAAAAAGCCGCAGCTGTATCTGCACAAACCCCAATGCCAAGTGGATACATTAAAAATACTGGCGCAGATTTACCAGAAGCACAAGTATCTGGATTATTAGCACAATGGAAACAAAGCCGTCTAAATAGATCAACAGCATATTTAACATCTACTCTATCTTATGAAACTACAGGATTTAGTCCTAAAGATATGATGTATAACGAAGCGCAACAGTATTTGGCTACCCAAATTGCTAGAGCAATGAACGTACCTGCATATTACATAAGCGCAGATATGAATAACAGCATGACTTACCAAAACATTATCGATGGTCGTAAAGAATTTGTAGCATATTCACTACAGCCGTTTATCTGTGCTATTGAAGATCGTTTAAGCATGGATGATATTACCCCTAGAGGCCATGTAGTTAAGTTTGCTATAGAAGAATCATTCTTAAGAGCTGACACAATGAAGCGCTTAGAGGCATTAGAGAAAATGATAAATCTAGGTCTAATTGACGTGGATGATGCAAAAGAAATGGAAAGCCTAACACCTAACGGAAGAGAAACAGAAAATGAAACTTACATTCAGTAGCCACGTAGAAGCTGCCGATACAGAGCGCAGAGTTATTGCTGGCAAAATTGTACCTTTTGAAGAGGTAGGCAATACTTCCGTTGGTAAGGTCGTATTTGCTAAAGGCTCAATAGAGATAGGCGATCCTGGCAAGGTAAAGATGCTTATGCAACATTCACCAGAGCGCCCAATAGGTCGTATGCAAAAATTTAATCAAGCAGAAGACGGAATCTATGCATCATTTAAGATCAGTGCATCTATGCAAGGTCAAGACGCTTTAATCCTGGCTGGCGAGCAATTAATCGATGGTTTATCTGTCGGTGTAGATGTAAACAAGTCTGTACAGAAAAAAGATTATTTATATGTAACTAGTGCAACTCTACGTGAGGTTAGCCTAGTTGAATCACCAGCGTTTAGCGCTGCACAAGTAACTAAAGTTGCTGCTAGTGAAAACGAAGCAGAGGACACAAACCAAACAACAGAAAGCGAGGCTCCTGTGGAAGATTTAGCAACAGCGCCACAAGAAGCAAAGGCAGAGGCTGCTACTCCTACAGTAGAAGCTGCTCGCCCAGTAATTACAGCACCATTAATTCAAACACGTGTGCGTACACCTATCGATTCGATGGCAAAGTACACAGAGCACAAAATCAAAGCTGCTCTAGGTAACGATGATTCTAAACTGTACATAGCTGCAGCAGATGACTCATTCTCAACTAACCCAGCATTTAACCCAACTCAATACCTAACCGAGTTTGTAACTAACACTCGATTTGGTACTCCAACAATCGATGCCTGCAGCCAAGGCACATTACCTGCTTCTGGCATGACCATAAGTGTTCCATCATTGGTAACTTCCGCTGGCGGTGGAACTGGTGTAGCACCAGTAGTAACTGTTGAAGCAGAAGCTGGCGCAGTGCAAAATACTGGTATGGAAACTGCTTACCTAACAGGTACAGTATCCAAATATTCTGGTATGAACACACTGAGTGTTGAACTGCTCGAGAGATCAGACCCAAATTTCTATGCGGAGTTGACAACCCAGTTACAAAATGCATATTTAACAACTATTGATACAGCAGCCCTTACTGCACTTATTGCAGCAGGTCAATATTCTTCAGGTTGCGATGCAGATTCAGCTGGCATTATTGAATTTACTAGCGATGCAGCTCGTAAAATTTATACAGGTACTGGCTACTTTGCACAGAACTATATTGCCAACCCATCACAGTGGCAATTACTCCTACAATCAGTAGATAACACTGGTCGCCCAATTTATTCAGCATCACAACCAATGAATTCAGGCGGAGATGTATTACGCACTTCAAATCGTGGTAACGTGCTAGGACTTGATCTATATGTAGACAAAAACTTCACAGCTACAACTACTATCGATGATTCTGCTGTAATCCTTGCACCAGAAGCATTTACTGTATATCGCTCACCACAGGCATTTATGTCTGTTAACGTGGTAAGCAATTTGCAAGTACAGGTTGCAATTTATGGTTATATGGCCACTATTGCAAAAATGCCTAACGGCATCGTTAAGTTCAACCTTAACTAAAAACAAATCAGTAATCTCTGGGGTTTAGTAGCCCTAGCCCCAGAGAGCTATTAGCAAAGGAGTAGAGATGCCAGCAACGTTTGTTACGACAGCCGAGTTAAGGGCAAATCTTGGTATTGGTTCTCTCTACTCCGATGCAACAGTAGAAGAAGTTTGTCAAACTGCAGAAGATTTAATAAGCAAATATTTATGGCATAACGATGCCCCAGTAGTTGGCACAGCAGTCCAAGACAATGTAGCAACATTAATGCTGGCTAATCCAAACGCATTTGTAGCAACTCAACAAATTACTGTAACCGCCTGTGGCACACCATTTAATGGTACTCATACAATTACTGGCACGATTCCGCCAAGCACAGGCACTACAAGCGTAATCCCATTATTTATGTACAACTGGGGTAATGTAAATTATCCTAATGGTTATTCATTTGTACAATTTGCAGTAACAGCTGCAGATCAAAAATTTCACAAAGTAGTCCCTTACGGAAACGCTAGAGGACCAGAGCACAAAACCCAGACTTATGCGACAACCCCAGCCATTCGGGAAGCTGCGATGATCGTAGCTGTTGACATCTGGCAAGCAAGACAAGTAAGCCAGACAGGCGGGGTCGGTATGGATGGGGTCAGTGCTAGCCCTTATCGGATGGGTTATCAGCTGATTAACCGAGTGCGTGGCCTCATTCAGCCGTATTCATCACCTGCATCACTGGTAGGTTAATATGCCAGCTGCGATTACCACACTACGTAGCACACTAGCCACAGATCTTACCAATGCTGGCGTGTGGTCAGTATTTGCATTCCCACCAGCTACATTACTTGCCAATGCAGTAGCGATTACCCCTGGCGATCCTTACATAGTGCCAAGCAATAACGATCATGTAACAGTATTACCTTTAGCAAACTTTAGAATCTTAATCACTAAACCTGCGTTAGATAACCAGGGTAACTTGGCTGGTATGGAAGATTACATAGTAGCCGTAGTAACAAAGTTAGCAGCGTCAGCGCTGACACTTAATATATCAAGCATTTCAGCTCCAGCAATCGTAAGCGCTCAAAGTGGCGATTTATTGGTGT